TATCGATTAATTCTTTCACAAGTGCTGATTTACCTGGTTTAGTATAGCAGATGACCCAAGCCTGAACAAAGCCAAGTGTGTTGCTGTCTGCTTGTTGAGTAGTCATCCACTTCGGAAGTAATCTACTATCAGTATCCTGAGTTAGTACCCCGGTAACTTCATTTCTCATGTTTTCTAAACTCGCAGGGTATAGATATCGAACTGTACCAGAACTCAGTGCAGAAGAATCAGTGGCTGTTGATATTGAATCATTAATATTGATTGATGTATTATTCACCGTATATGGATTCAACCGGAGATTGATGTTTCTATCCCAAGTTATCATGTCTTTAATGCTAGTACCATCGGGATTAGATAAATCATCAACTACTTTGCTAAACACTACTTCATATAGTATATGTCCGTTATTGTCAGTTGCAATAGCAGTTTCAATACTACCCAATGTTATTCTTCTCCAATAGTGATTCTGCTGTACTGCTGCTACATATTCAGGTAGCGTACTCGCCTTAACACCATACGCATGTACAATACTGACTTCTTTGGCTTTACCAAAATAAGCATCATCGGGTCGGTACACGAATTCAGTTGGGATCAGAGTATTATCGGATAATAATGAGTTGATTAGCTTCTTACCAGCTAAATTAGGGCTAGCCTTCAAATAGATGCTTTCTAACGGAACTGCATAGTATTGTTCAACTCTCAGTGTGAAACTCTTTTGCTTCTTGAAGATCGGATAGTTAGGACTATATGCTTCTACTACAAAATCATATACTGTTATATCACCCGCATTTAATGTTCTAGACAAGGGTTGCTCTGCTACTTTACCTACTAGTTCGCCGATACTGTCTAATGTTAAGTTGTTCGGGAGCTTACCGGATATAACCCTATAGGCTAGTTCAAGTGAAGATGTAGCTTTGATACTCAATGCATTGGTCGTACCATTCAATATAGTACCCATATCACTATTAGTAACCCACACTATATCTTCAGTAATATGGTTTGATACTGTTATGTAATATAACTCGTGACTTGATACAATTTCGGTAGCGCGCTTTTTAGCAATGCTCACGTTTACTGCATATTGACTGATGCCCGTGCCGCCCATGACAGGTACGCCAGTTATCCAACCGGTTGTTGAATTACCAACTAAGCCGGGTGGTAGTCCTCCAAATTGATATACCACCTCATTCGTATCAAAATCATATCCCATAATTTTGAACGAGAAATATTCATTTGCACGTATAGTAGGGATTGTATTGCCACCTAGTAGATAATAATCATAATAAGGGTCCGTAGTTAATATCGGCTCGCTCAATGGCTTTCTATTTAGAATAACAGGAATTCTAACGTTAGGTGGGCTATTTATTTGCTGATTGCGCACAGAGATAGAATACGCCGCTAAATCATTACCTAACTCACTTGATAGCTGAACTGAAAAAGTATAGCTTTTTGTAGTAGGACTGTTGTCCGGTAGTTTAGGAATCTCAGGGTAACCTTTTATAGTGCCATCCGCAGACAAGTATAGACCAGAAGGGAGCGACCCGGATGATATTGTCATTGTTACCTTGTTACTACTAATTGTATTAGTATATGTAAGAGGAAAATTTACATATACGCTATCAGTAATATTCAATATCTGACCCAATGGGGTCACGAACTTAGGGTTATTTGTGCCCGCGATAGTCAGTGAGAAAGTTCTGTCTCTGATATTACCTAAATCATCAGTCAGTCTTGCAGTGAACGTACTAGTAATTTCGGTTGATACATTACTAGGTGTACCTGATAATAGTCCATATTGATCAATAGTTAATGATCCAGTGGGGAGAGTACCGGATAATAGTTTATAGAAAACTTGAGTGGCCGGAAAGACAGGCACCGCTGACAATTGAATTGAGAGTGGGCTGCCCTGAGGGTATGTTCCCAAATTACCGGTAGTAGTTTTCCATTCTGGTTGTAACATATTATCCTTGTAACAAATCTAATGCAGTATGATAATGTTTCACGCGGCCTTCTAACCCAATAGTGCCGCCGTTGATTCTCTTAGTTAATGTCACGAAATCATCACTATCACAGTATTGATTTAAGTTGTTATTATCCCAAAACCACCCTGCGCTTGAGACTGCGCCACTCGGTGTTTCCAAGTAAGCAACTGTATCTTCTAGACTAATTCCCAAGTCTGCTGCAAACTTGGTATAGTTAGAGCGGCCGGTCAATTGAATCAACCCCCGACCACAGAAACGATAACCATCACCTGATGCTTCATCACCGTTACCCATACGATTAGCATAAACTCTACTAGCAATCTTTTCAGGCTGGCGTTCATATTCTTTCGCAATTTCCATTGTAGGAAAATACTTTTTGAAAGTGTTCATTAATCCAGCTGCACCATAGTTCAAGTTCTCTTTGATAAAATTGAAATTACCTGATTCATGCGCGGTCTGCGCCAGAAATCCTGCGGCGCGGTGGATATTATCATACATGTCATAGTACTGAGCTACCTCATTAAGGGGTCCAGCATATAGTTGCAATATGCTTTGTTTTGTAGTTGGGCATAATGCTTGCAATATTTCTAAGGTGATCATAGTGTTTCCTTTTATCCGTATACCGCTGTTAGCGAATACCACTGAGTTGAAGTAGGTGCCACGAATGTTAGTTTTGCTCCGGCGCCCAAATTAAATGCAGTATTTTGAGCAAGACCGTCAATATATCCGCCGTCATTTGGATATACTTTTACAGTGGATGAACTTATATTGATGATGATACACATCATTCCAGTTGCATTCGCTGGTAATTTTACACCATCACTTGCACTAGCAGTAGCACCGCTAATAACGTTAATTGTTTTTATCAATATAGTAGCACCGGCAATGGTAGTGCCTGCTGCGGCAATTCCAGTACCGGTACTGTTTAATAAGAAGCCACTAGGCGTGATGTTAGTTCCACTAATGTTTGATCCAGTGATAGCTCCACCAACAAACGCCCCTGATACTGAGAGACTAGATAATGTACCAACACTAGTGATATTAGGTTGTGATGCACCTGTTACGACTGATGCATTTGTTGCATTTGTTGCATTGGTCGCGCTATTAACTGTACCGGATACATTAGCACCAGATACTGCATATGCAGTTAGAGCAGCGCCCACGTTGCCTACAACATTTCCACCACCAATACTATATGCAGTTAATGCTGCGTTTACGTTACCTGATACATTACCACCTGCGATTGCATACGCTAATGTAGCATATGCTGCTAAGTTTGCACTAGTTGAATATGCAGCGTTTGCAACAGTACCTGTTACGTTTGCTCCATTCAGATTGTTTAGTGCCGCTCCTGTACCCGAGAAAGTACCTGCTATATTTGTTGCAGATAAGTTGGTGACAGAGACTGAAGTGAATGATGCATTGTTAGCACCAATATTACCAACAGTCGCATTTCCTACTACAGTTAATATACCACTTGCGACTAAGTTCGCTCCCGATACGTTACCTGACACAGATACAACTTGTCCTGACAACGTAGTAGCAGTGATGTTTCCTACGCTTGCGTTACCAGCAACAACTAGCAATCCATTAGTAACTAAATTGCCACCAGTTACGTTACCGGTAGCAAACATGATACCAGATGATTTTAGTACACCGGCTTCGACATTACCGGTAATGAATGCCATTGGTGCACCAACATTACCAGTAAATGTTCCAGATGTAGCGCTTAATGTTCCACCGATTGTAGCAGAACCGATCGTAGTAATAGTACCATTAGATAATGTTACATTAGACAAGCTAGTAGTGTTACCAGTAAAGGTAAACAGTGTGTTCGCAGTAATGTTCGCTACATTCAATGTTCCGTTTGCACTGATATTACCAGTTGCAAAAATATTAGTAACACTATTCAAGCTACCTAAAATATCAGCATTGCCGCCAACTTTAATACGACCGTCGAACAGGCCTGAGCCTGTACTAGTAATTAATGGGCGTACTGTCATAGTAGCGCTAGTGAATACAATTGTGCCAGTTGGTGCAACAGTAACAACATATGTCAATACAGTAGGCGATACAATAGAAGCGACTAAGAATACACCATTAGGTGCATTAGTAGTTGCAGTTGTCAATGCTACTACAATTTCGTTACCTACGGCTAATCCATGAGCAGCAGTCGTAGTTACGGTTACAGTAGTTGATAAGTACGTGATGTTAGACACTGCAATTGTTGATGCAGCAGGGAACGACAAGTTACCCACACTAGCAAGTCCGTTAACTTTCATTGCTCCGGAAATGTTAGCATTACCAGTAGCAACGATTGTTGCCATACCAATATTGCCTACGTTAGCATTACCCGTAACGTTAAGTGTTCCAAGGCTTGACAAGTTACCGTGTGTAGATGTACCAACTACTGTTAAGCTAGCACCAATGTTTGCAGTAGCTGCATTCAACAAACCAGTAACGTTACTATTCAATGATGAAATTAAACCAGTGCTAGTGACAATATTGCCGGTAGCTGTAATCTGAGTAACACTATCAATATTACCACTGATGTTTGCACTGACTAGACGGACTAGTGATCCGGTAAAGTTTGCAGTACCATTGGCAGTAAAGTTTGCAGTTGATAATCCACCAGTGATACTAGAGTTAAGAGCTTGCAACAATCCAGCATTTGCATACAAGTTAGTTGAAGCTAAATTGATAGTATTGACTGTGCTCAAATTTGCAACCAATGCAGAGAGAGTACCGGCAGCACTAATATTTCCAGATGCAACCACAGTAGTTGTACTGAGATTACCCGTAGTTGCATTACCAACGACAGATAAAATTCCGCCAGCAGTGACATTACCGCCGGCGACTACCGTAGTTGTACTGAGATTACCAGTAGTAGCATTACCCGTTACACTCAATAAACCAGGAGTACTTAAGTTGCCACCGGTTAATGTACTGATTGCAACTAAGTTGCCAGCAGTAACATTACCACTAGAAGTTACATTGCCCGTTGCTACTTCACTCAGAGTAGTAGCAGCAGTTACTGTGAAAGTTGCTCCAGTGAAGTTCGTGTTACCAGTAGCATTGATATGCAATGAGGATAAGATCCCAGTGATGTTAGAATTCAATGCCTTGATCAAACCGGTATTAGCATACAGGTTACCAGTAGTTGACAAGTTACCGGTATTTACAGTATTAGCATTCGCTATGTTAGTAGAAATCGTACCAGTCAGTGCATTGATATTACCCGACGCAGAGATGAGGCCGGTGCTAAGATTACCGGTAGTTGCGTTACCAATGACACTTAGTATTCCGCTAGCAACTAAGTTTTCGCCGGATACATTACCCGTAGCACTAATCGTATTACCTGCTACAGTAGTGGCAGAAATATTACCTGCAGTAGCATTACCAGTAACCGATAGTGTACCCGTTGTCGCCAAGTTACCACTCGTTACCGTGTTTGAAATTACCATGTTAGCTGCATTAATAGATGCAGCGTTCGCATTGATATTGCCAGTCGCCGTGATTGTTCCAGCAGTCACTAAGTTACCTACATTTGCTAGGCCTGCGATAGTTGCATTACCCGAAGTAGATAATGTCGCACCTTGAATAGAACTTGATGTTATGAAGTTTCCACCGATACTAACAGTAGTGTTAATTCCACCATTAATATTACCAGTAGCAACTATGATACCGGTACTGATATTACCGGTTGATGCGTTACCGGTTACCCTTAGTATACCACCAGTTGTGATGTTTGCGCCGGAGATGTTTCCAGTTGAAACTAGAGTCAATGTTGTCAATGTGTTAACAGTAATAGTATTACTGATCACATTACCATTACTAGTGATATCACCTCCGGTAGTTAGGTTACCTACTGCTGCTGTTCCCATCACACTTAGTATTCCGCTAGCAACTAAGTTTGCGCCGGATACATTACCTGATACTGATACTGTAACACCGGTGTGTGTAGTTGCAGTGATGTTGCCAACACTAGCATTTCCTACTACTGATAATATACCGTTAGTTGTAAAGTTTCCACCCGTAACCGTACCAATAGCAGCTACTATCCCTTCAGTTACTAAGTTAGAACCTTGCACATTACCGGTAGCTATCATTATTCCAGTTGATACTAGATTGCCGCCCGATACGTTACCATTAATTGACAATAGGCTAGTTGTTCTATTGTAGGTAAAACCTGAACTTGTATTCGCATTGCCTCCGTCATTGAACACAACATATGTATTTGCTCCAGGAATGGAAATATTACCAGTTATATTTCCGGAAATGTTACCTGATACATTACCACTCATGTTACCACTCATGTTACCACTCATGTTACCACTCATGTTGCCACTCATGTTGCCAATAACATTACCGGTCAAATTACCAGCAAGTGATGCTGCACTAAAGATTCCTACGGTCATGTTAGCAGCAGTAATATCACCGGACAATGAAATATTACCACCAATCATATTACCAGTCACTGATAGTCCATCTAGTATACCAAGTTTTCTAATGTTAGGCTGACTACTAGATACTATAGCACCCGTAATAGTGAGTGCATTGATATTGTCTATATTAGCATTACCAGTTACGTTAAGCAGCAGCAAGTTACCAAGACTAGTAATATTAGGCTGCGCATTAGCAGTAACTGTCACTGAGTTAGCTGCGGTTCCTACTAAGTTTCCAGTAACAGTACCGATCAAATTACCAGTAACGTTTCCTGCAATATTAGGAGCACTTAATGTTCCTGCAACTTGTAGTGCAGATAATGTACCAACTGAAGTGATGTTAGGTTGAGCATTTGCCGATACGGTAGCTGAGTTAGATGCAGGGCCTAAGAATGTACCTTGAAAATAGTTAGCACTGATTAAGTTTCCACCATCAAGATTTCGTGCAGTGATATTACCAGCTACCACTAATGTACCAGTCAATGACAGTGTTGTGCCAGTGTATACTAAGTTAGTGGCAGCACCTAGATTGCCTCGATTGTTGAAAACAATTTGAGTATTAGCTCCCGGGCTTGTAAATATACCCGAAATTTGCCCGCCGACTACATTACCGTTGAATGAACTAGCGGTTATATTACCTGTTACTGCTAAGTTAGTAAGTGTGCCCAAGCTAGTGATATTAGGTTGCGCACCAGTCTTAATCGTTCCGGTAAGATTAGTTGATGATAAATTACCAATTGATATATCAGGACCGAGACCGATAACGAATGGAGTATTGTAGCTAGTTACCGTCGCTGAAGTTCCAGTTGCTGCGCCCACGCCAATCAATATACCTGAAGTAGTTTGAATCGTTACATTTGAAATATTCGCAGTAATGATCACATTACCAGTAGTTCTATTTTGTGATAGGCCCGTGCCGGACGTGATAGTCTGCACACCGGTGTTCAGTGTAGCCGAATATAGGTCGGTGAAATTGTTCTGTATCTTTGCAAATGCATCCCTAATACCATCGGCCGCGGGATCGTTGGGGAATGCCCCGAAATCAATAATTTGTTGTGTCATGTTCTATTACACCTTGTTAAGTATTTATCGTTTATAGATAAACGCTTACCCAAAAAAATAGCCCAGCGAACCGGGCTATTAAAAATACGGATTTTATTATTTTATTCCGCTTAACTTTTTCCAGTCCACTAATAAGTTGCTAGAATCCTTCAACAACTTAGTTTCAAATGTAACTTTAGTTGGGTTGCCGACTGATTGACTACCTTTTTCACGGTGCAAGTCATTACCCTGACTTAGCATGTGCTTTAAGTGGGCCATTTGCTCATGACCGGCTTCATTAGCATATTCTTCTTCAACTTGCTCTTCGCCGTCATGAGGACATACGCAACGTGCTTCATACATTCCGCATTCGTTACATGAACCACCTTCTTCATGGTCGTGACCTTCTTCATCCATCGATGGTACTTGACCTTCTTCTTTAACAGGATATTCTTTTCCACCAACGTTGATTTTTTGACCTGCGTCTGGGATGTTGTCAGACTTAGCTTTAGCAACCGCGCCACCGAAAGCATTGCCTTCGTCAGTAGTTTCTTCTTCTTCTTCTCCGCCTTCTTCTTCGTAGTCAGGAGTTAATGTGCCTTCTGGACCAGCTTCGCCGGGTTCTTCATGTTCTTCTTCGTCTCCAAATCCTGCTGTAGGGCCTGTCTGAATACCTGACATTTTCTTAATCAATGCCATCATGTCGTCGCCGTCGCCGACTACTGAAGGGCTTTCTTGAGGATCATTGCCGCTGCCGCCTTCATCGCCACTCATTGGTGCACCGTACGCACTTGTTGCTTCCTCATTGCCGCCAGCAAATACACCCAAACCAGCTTGTCTGACGATGGACAACAGTTCTTGTGCATCGGAGTCAGTAGCATTAATGCTAACACTATCAGGTGTACCTTGTTGTCCTTGACTACTAGTAATAGTGATACCTTCACTTAATAAGGTATTAAGTTCTTTTTCCCAGCTTTCTAGTTGTACGTCTTTCATATCTTTACTTTCAAATGTTTTCTTTGGTGCTACTAAATTTCTAATGAAGCTGCCTGCTCTCGAACCGGCATCAATTGCGCGATCAGTGGTAGCTTGAATTGGATCTACTTTCCATGATGTTGGGGCTGGTTTAGTTGTAGAAGGAGCATATCCGGCTGGCTTGCTATCCATACCGTGTGTAGTGAAGTCTTGCATAGACCCTTCATCAGTGACTTTCTTTTTAGTGTGACCATGAACTTTTAAGAATGCTTCTAGTTTATCGCTGCAATGACCAGTCTTGTTAAAGGTGTCAATATCTTGTTGCAATTCTGACATCATATCATTGACATCTGTACCGGCTTCTTGCATCATTTCAGTGAAACTTAAACTTTCTTTTACTGACTTTTTAGCCTCTTTGTCTTTGACAGCTTTCTTGAAAGACTCTTTTTTGTTCTTATCTTTGTCAACATCTAGGAAGTCCGGCTTAGCTTTTTTAGCTTCTGCTACTGCTTCTTGTTCTTGTTCTTGAACTTTACCAAACTTACCTTTAGCACGAATAGCGAATGCTAGTTCTTTCATGTTGCTGTATGGCTTGCTACCTTCTTCATGAGGACCAGTAGACTTCAAGTGATTGTAAGCCTTGAGTAATTCACTCTTGCTCTTACCAGCATACTTACCTTTTTCAGATGCAGGAGTATCCATTTTGGTATCCCACTTTTCATTCATCTGTTGACCTTGCTCGTCATCACCTGTTAAATTCAATGTACCTTTTTCAGATGCTTGTTTAATAACATTAGCGGTAGCTGCATCAGCAGTTCCAATTGGCTTGTTATCAGCACCCATGATTTGTGATGCGCCTGGCATTGGTTTGACTGTGATTCCACCTTCTTCATTCAACGTAGCATCAGCTTCTGAACTTTCGATCCAGTCTTTTAGACTGTGTTTGACTGTTTTCTTCTTGTCCCACTTAGGTAGCTTTACATCTTTGCCGGAAACTCCAAAGCCAGACCAATCAGGCTTTGAAACTTTACCTGACTCATCTGATCCCTTAGCCGGGCGGCCTCGACCTCGTTTTTCAGCAGGAGCTGATTGTTTAACTGGATTACCATCAGCATCCTCGTCGTCTTTACGACCATATCCGCCTGGGTCAGCAGTGTGAATTCTACCTTTGCCAGTTTCTTGTGTGGCTTCGGCAATTTTATTCATTGATTGGAGTAGTGATCTGAAATCCATTATTTTATTCCTTGTTTTCTGTCTAGTTTGTCGTCAATTCGTATCAACAGTTTTTTAGCGTCATCGACACCGGTGTTTAGTGACCGGATTTGCTCAGTGTTCACTTCTATTTTTTTGTCTAATGCTTGAATCTTACCATCGATAGTCAGATATCCGGTGCCGCCCATTGAGCAGGCGCCTAATAAAATCCAGGTTAATTGAGCTGAGTTAAAATCAATCATTTACTAGCCCCTGTAGCCGGCTTAGGTGGCATTTTCATACTGCTAAATGGACTCTTAGTATTAACACCTTCTTTGCTCTTGTTAGGGACTGTTGGAGTTTTCTTTGCATCATACTGCATATCAAGACTAGGTTTCTTAGGAAGAACTTTATCTAAATATTGATTTGCATAGTCTTTGCTTGCTTCTTTACCATTGTCTGGTAGAATTTCTTGATCTAATAATGGCTTGTCAGAGTCATCTTGATTAGCATACTTGTCATTCTCAGCATTAATACTATCATTATAGTCAGTAGTCATTACTCTAACGTTATTGATGTTGTATCCAAGTTGTTGAGCGATTTGCTGAATCATTGGTTCTGTTGCTGGATACTTGAATTCAGCTTTGATGATAGTGACACTTTGATTTGCTTCCGCTTCAGGGAAACCGTATGGATTTTTCTGAATCGGAGTAGTCTTTGGGTCTTCAATTTTAACAGGATCGAATTTGTTCAAATTGTATGTGAACAGGTCTAGAAAGTTCTTGTCAAGTTCGCCTACGATTTTAATCGTGTAACGATACGTATGAACGCTTTCTAGTAAGTAATGTCTGAGGCTTTTCATTATGTTATTCCTATTATATATTTATCTATGTTACGTTTTTTTAGCTAGAATCTGTTTCAGTAGTTCGTTTCGATCTACTAGACTACCTTCTCCCATTGGGGTGTTCTCAATTTCTTCTGTTTTACCTGCAATTTTCTGATCTAATGCTGCTTTCTTAAGCTGTAAATCTAGCATCTTTAATTTCTTATTAATTTTAGCAGTCTTGGCCGTGATAGCATGACCGAGCATTGTTCCAGCAACATTGAATATCTCACTAGCAAAGCGACTATCCACCTGCATACCTAAATCAATCAAATCTTTGTAACTATCTGTAGCCATCTTTGCAAGCTCATCCATTTCAATGTCACTGGCATCTAGACCGCGCACCTGAGGTAGTGCATTTTCAATTTTGGTTAATGTATCGAATGCTTCTTGTGTTACTACATCAGCTTCTGCCTTCTCAATTAGTTGAGAATTAACTTCGGCGTCATCATCCGGGAGGTCAAACAACTCTGACAGTTTCTTGGTCATACTATAATCCTATATAGTAGTATTTATTACTTGCGGCTGCCGTTTCTAAAAAGATCATCTTCAGTGATGACGCGAAAGGTAAAGTGATTCTGAATACAATACACTCTTGCTGCCGCCCATTTAGCGTGATTGACTGCTACTATAGCGCGGGCGCTTGCGCTAGCAACACGGCTTTCTATGATACTTTGTTTTTTTGGTTTGATTTCGATCATTTCAGCAATTTGCTTGCCATCTTTGTTCTGATATACAACAAAGAAATCGGGTATGTAGTTCGCTCTTTTTCCAGTTAGTGGATTCATATAAGGAATTGCGATAGACTCGCTTGCCCACTTAAGAATGCTTTTGTTATTATCACAAAAAGTCATAAACGTGAATTCCCAACCACTGCGATATCGGGGCTTGCGGTTCCCCATATACTTTTCAGTATTCTTAACTTCGTAGATTCCTTGCGCAAATCTAGACATTATATAACTATGTTTCGTTGAACAGTTTCGTTGGGTGCAGGAACGACACTTACGCCATACAATGTAGTTTTACTCTTGATACTGTTAAGATAATACGCCATCAATGCAGTAGTCTCTAGCTTGGTTGTACCCTGAATATTGTCTAACAAAGTCAGTGCTGGCTGGCCAGTGAGACTAGCAATTCTGAATAGCATTGTGGTAAAATTATTCGATATGTCTTTAGTAGCACATACCGACTTGAAATACGAGTTGACAATCTCATATACATCCGCGCTGATTGCAGCGTCATAATTGTAAAATTTATCAAAAACTCTAACTGTTGCGTCTAACTGTGATCTAGGACCGTCTACTGTTTGTGCCATATAAATACCTCTAAATGTATTTATTAGCGGGCAGTAGGAGGGGTAGTAAGTCCCTTATATACATTACCAACCTTAGCGTTAACTGTCGCTATTGCTGATGATGCGACTCCAGGGAAGTCAAATGGTATATTTCTAGTGGCAGTACCGAGTGAGACCGGACCAGTAAGTGCATTACGGGCTACTCCCAATGCATCAGACTTTGCTGCATCTAATAAACCTTTAGGATTCTTAAATGTGTTCACTAACGTGCCGGCTGTTTGCAATGCACGTAGTGGATTAGTAGCCAAGTCATCTAATATTCCACCTGCGGAACTTAATAATCCATTAGGGCCTAATATAGTAGCATTAGATCCAGGACGAGCTATGGGGCTTAATGTTCTATCGTAGTGTGCTACATCACCAAATTGTTTCACTATTTCTCCGGGGGATTTACCATTCAAGTCGCCCTGATAGTATTTAACAGTTTCATATTGAATAGACATACTGTTTTCCATAGTGCCTGATTCAGCATAACTATAGGTATCATGGCCAAAGCTCTCGATTACGGGATTTATATAAGTGTACAATGAGAATTTATGCTGATTAAACCCGTAGATATTGATAGCCTTAAAGAAGGCAGGTTTGTTCGATCCGGTTGGTGAAGGAGCTGAACCCTCTCCAATATATCCCCAATCATGTCCCTGAGTTGTCTTAGGATCGTATATATCTCTTACACTATTTGTTACACCCGGGGTAGTATCAGGGGTAGCTGCATCTTGATAGTAATATGTATAATAACTATGCCATAGTTTTCGAATCAAATCACTGTTATCATCGTGAAATGTAATTGATATAGGATCGTATTTAATCTTTGTTTGTACTATACGTTTTCGATTATACTGATTCATCGTGTGCAGATCGAACGAATACTTGGGTAACTGCACTGTCTTTACAGCTAATCCAAAATTTTTGTCTTCAGCCACATTAGAAAAACGTGCTGAATTAACTATATCAGTGTTTATCTCAAAGTATACATGAAATAAATGTTTGAACTTAGGAGCATAACCATATGAGCCTGTCCTGAAGGTCTTACTTGCGTGAGTATAATCCCGCAAGTAAGCATTACCAAAAAATCCAGTGGCTACGTCTGTCAATAGATTCTGGATTAGTCCCGACATTAACCTAGACCAGTTGCTGCTAAACCACCCAAGGCACGGCCGACAGATGTACCTACACCAGAACTCAATGGACTCTGTACTGCATTATCAAAACGAATTGACAACTGAATAGTAGCAGGTTCGTTTGATTTGTAATCCATGTTATTGTAGTTAGCTGACTTGATAAAGCAACCATACAATTCCCATGTTTCTAATACGTTAGGAACCATCGTACCGTTTCCACCGTCTAGTAATTCATAGTTGATTTGGAATTTGTAGTCTTGACCGGTTGCAGCAGATGCTTGCTCAACAAAGTCAAATTGCTTCTGTAGTTGCTGACCAACGAGCTTAGAAACGTTACCACCTGCATCATCACGCAAGTTAATTTGAGTTTCTGCCCAAGTGTGCTTACCAGCTAGATAAATCTTGCTGTTGTAAATGTCTAATGCAATTTCTTCGAAAGAAAGGCTCGGACGTTGAATATCCATAACTTGCTTAGTAAGTTCTTGAGTAGAACCACCAACACCAAAGTTAAGAAATAGTGCTCTGAAACGATATTGTAGTTTCGGCATCAACATACCTTGCGAACTTGGTGTGTTATCTGCTCCTACTGTCATATTGAATAATGATTGACTAGCTATTGCCATTTGTGTATCTCCTGTATATTATTTATCTTAAAAACTCCCCGTTTCCGGGGAGCCTTTTTATTACGCGGCTCCGAGAGCTCCGGTGTTCATCAAACGTACCGGGATGTAGATGAATTCAGCTGCCTTGACCGGTTCGATTGCAATGTCAATCCATAATTCATTTCTATCAATGCGCGCTGGAGTATTATTACTGCTATCGCACACTACTAGATAATCATATAATCCGCGTTTGGCAACTAAGTCGATAAACAATGATTGAACAACACCTGCAACTTGTTGACGAGTCAACGAATCATTTGGTTCAAATACGAACGGACGGGCTGCAACTTGTAGACGCTCACGAATGTATGCAACTAGACGCGAAACGTTAGTTCTATCCATTGCACTTTGTGAATCAAAGCTGTTCTTGTTACCGTAGTTCAAAAGTCCAACGCCAGTGAAGAATGCCAGAGGATTAATCTGATTAGTATAAAGAACATCACGAATACTCATGCGATTCTTAACTACTTGGAACTCACCAGTAACACCTTCTAAGTAACCAATGTTTGTCGCATTGTCAATTGTACCACGGCGTACACCTGCTGGAGCTAACCAAGGATAAGCAAGAGTATCGTTTCGCAACATTGTACGTAGCATCATATGACTTGCTGGTACAACTGCAGGAGATCCTGATAGATCAGTTGTAATACCACTTGGATAGTACACACCTAAGTAACTATCACGGGTAACCCAACCATCTTCACCACTAGCTGTTGCTAACGAAGCATTAGTTGCCCAATTTGTAATAGAAGTCGCTTGATCATTCAAACGCAACGGGGTATCACCGACGATGTACGCTGTATTGTGACGGTCGTTGTTCAATGCTACCATATCAGGCTGTAACTCTGGATAGCCAGGGCAAGAAATCAAGTTAAAGAAGTTGTCTTCTTCACGGATTGTCTGATTTGTACCAATAGCTTCTTTCAATGCTGACACAACCATTGCGCGTTGTGCTTTGCGACCCATATAAGCTGAACCGTCTGCTTTCAAGCCACTAGCACTAACCCATGCATGACTTACTAAAGGCAAGTTAGCATTAGATGAAGTGTTATTAGGATCGAAGGAGCCAGCATTAGGAAAGTCTCTTCCAGTAAAGTAACTTGTCTTAAATTGCTTCACGTTATAACCTGAACGGCGTGTGTTGAACATCAACATACCCTGAGGGTAAAGTGATGCGTTTGGTGCATCTAAGTCTAAGTGATCACTTGTCAACAAACTAGTGACGGTTGGAATCGGATCTTCTACTGGATCAACTGAACTACTAGGGGCCCAACGTGCGTCTGCGAATAAAACACCTTCTGAACTAACTTGATCAGTCTTGTCAATCAATACCCACTGAGGAATACCTTGAACTGCTTTCCAACGATAGATCATTGGATAGTTTTCTAGATCACCAGTATCAATCCATAAATCACCAGTTACTAACGGTGAACCATCAGTTTGACCAGTCGTAGCAGACGGAGTCGACGGTGACATAATAGGACCAGTTGGGTTATTTTGACCTGCACCACTTAATGAACCGGCTGGATGACCTGCAGCATCGAATGCTACATTGTTGTACCCTT